GCGCCACACGCTGGGCACCTACCTCGACGCGGTGAACTTCCCGGCCGGCAACCCAGCAGCCGACCCAACCCAAGAGACGATTGAGGTCTGGTACATCGACCAGAAAACAAATGAGGACGGGGAAACAGTCAGCTGGGAGTTAGCCAGCCCGGGCGACGTCGGAAACGAATCCATCGGTCGGCAAGCCACAACCCTTTGCCACTGGTGCCTCACCGGCGGCTACCGGGGGCCGAATTGCGGCTACACCGGCGGCTACGTCACGAAGGACGGATTACCCACCGACAATCCTGAACTGGACGAGTGTGACGCCACGCTGGGCCGGGGGTGTATTCCGCGCTTTGGCGAGGGTAACCCGCTTCCGTTCGGTGGCTTCCCGGCTGTATCCCTGATTGCCAGGAGCTGACATGCGAAAGCACATCTTGAATGCGATCCAGGTGCACGCGGCGGCCGAGTACCCGAAAGAGTGCTGCGGGCTGCTGTTAGCGGTCGGACGAAAACAGCAGTACTTCCCGTGCCGCAACGTTTCCAGCGAGCCGAACGAGGAATTTCGGATCGATCCGGAGGAATACGCTGCGGCCGAGGATATCGGCGAAGTTACGGGTGTGGTTCATTCGCATCCGGACGCAACCAGCAGACCTTCGCCGCGTGACTTGGCCATGTGCGAGGCGACGGCGCTGCCATGGCACATCCTCAGCTGGCCAGAGGGCGACCTGCGCACCCTCATGCCGACCGGCGATGTCCAATTGCTGAAGCGTCCGTTCGTACATGGTGCCTGGGACTGCTGGCAGGTCTGCGCTGATTGGTACAAACGCGAGTGGGGGCTGGAGTTCGAAGCCTTCAAGCGCGCCGATGGCTGGTGGGAGAGCAAGGACAACACCAGCTTGTACGAAGCCAACTACGAGGCCGCCGGCTTCTACCGGGTTGATCAGCCGCAGCGCGGCGACATGATCGTGATGGAGGTGGGGCGGACGGTTTACCCGAACCATGCCGGGATATTCCTCGGAGCTGATCCGGCGCTGCCCGGCGAGGATGCTGCGACGTTTGGCCCGGGTCCGTTCCTGCTGCACCACCTGTACGGACGGCCATCAGAGGTCATCGTCTTCGGCGGTCCGTGGCTCGACCGTACGCGCCTGATTCTTAGGCATAAAGATGCACAATCAATTACATGAAGCGGCTGGGCCGTTGGAGTGCCTTATGAGCAAAAAGACAGCAGTAAAAAAGGACCTAGTGAATAGTGACTTCCCCGATCATGCAGACACAGGGAAGTTGTTGCTATGGATCACTCAGAAGATTTGTTTGACTCCCCTGGGTAAAGACCTGAAATCAGCGCTTTGAGAGCCACGTAATGCGCAGATGATCCATCTGCTAGTTCTTTGTCATCAGGTAGAAACTGCAAAAGCGATTCGGCTGACGCCTTGATTTTTTCCCGTTTAGAAGGATCTAACGCCGCGAGCGCAGTACCGATCAATGTAATTGCGGCTACAGTTCCCATCTCAAATGAAGTCAGACTTCTTTTGTCGCTCATTTCACTTTCCTTGCGTTATCCGCGCCGAAATTGGCGCAATCCCAGTCCTTGGGCTTGCAGGCAAAGGACTGGGGAATCCGTTGCATGAGGGCAAGAGGCTACTATCGGCTGGGTTGCGGGCGTTACTGTGGATTCGTACAGGCAAGATAAAGCCCGCGAGAGCGGGCTGTTTATCAAGACGGCTTCTTAGGAGGCGGTGGAGCTTTGGGTGGCAGGTTAGGTAAAGGACGCCGGACACTCGTAGGTGAAAAACCATCTTGGGTATGTGTAGGCCCGTTGGGTTTTTTTGAAGTCATAGGACCCTCACGAGCTTTTAGGTTTTTCAGGAGGTGCCGGCGGCGCCTTAGGTACCACAGTCGGCAAGGGACGACGTATTACATTTGGCGGCACATGATTTTCTGGGGAATAGGTCACCTCACCATTCCTAAGCTTGCGAAGTAGTTCTCGCTCTTCAGCCGTGACGACGGGATTCTCAGCCATTTTTTGGTTTCTCAGGAGCAGGCGGCGGCGCTTTGGGTACGCTGGTAGGTAGCGCGTTTCGTGTGCCTGGCGGTGTTAGATTGAAGCCTTCATGTATGTCTCTCAACAAGCCTTTCTGGAGAAGCTCTTCAGTAGATCGTTTGTCGCTCATTGTTTTTCTCCTTAATTTAGAAACTCGACCCGCTGGACGTCTGCTCCTTGGATCATATACGAGTGCGTGCCAGGCGACGGGACCGTGCTTTCGCCATCGATCCAGTGCGGACTGCTTATTAAATAAATACCGGTTTGCTTGTCATTGGGGAAAGCATCAATGTAGCCCATCATTCGACGGCCATCCGTAAAGTGGATAATCACTGGATGAGCTGCCATTTGCTTGTAAACATGGATGGCGTCGCTCTGGGAAGCGCGAGTGGTCAGATTCAGTTTTCTTGCTATTGAGAATGCAATATCGTTATTGCACAAATACGCAAGGACCCCGCCCATAAGAGCGGCATAGCCAATAGCGGTCCAGCTTGTCGAAGCTTCACTCCACACGCCAAAGTCTACAAAGTTGCCAATCAGATAGCACAGGCTCTCGGTACCTGAAACAAAAACCTGAATAATCGCCGTGCTGATAAGTGCCTGTAGAATCTTTTCAAAATATGCTGGCTTCGGAATTTCCGCGAACCAATAGAAAACGATCATCGCCAAGAAGCCAGGCATCAGCTGCTGGAGAACTGGTATCACCTCAGCAGAAAGGCCTTCCATTTATTGTTCCTTGAATCAAATCCACCAGCATTGTCTTTTCCGGTGGATGGGTGAAAGTTTACGTAGCGGCATAAAGCTACTACTGATGGATCCAATTATGATACTGGCTTTCCATCCACGCTGGATGCCTGGACAGCTCCAAGCTCTGACGCGTGCAGATCTGGTTCTAAGATTCAAAAGATGAAACCGGCAGATATCCCGCCGCGAACCTAATGATGGTGGGATCCGCTAGGCTCGCTTTTTTGCTTGTACTCAGTAAGTCTGCAGAAGCAGAGTCACATGTGAGTCATTACTGGTAGTTTTGTATACCTCTCCTACTTGCAGACCCGCTTTGACGTGCCCGGACTTATGTATGTTGCGCGTTCCATCTTGGATGCTGTAAATGACATCGGCTTTCGCTTTTCCATCAGATGATAGTTCTGTCACCACGCAGCTCACCATGTATGCAGATGATGCCTTTTGCCCCATGCTTCTATCCTGTGAGGCAGCACCCGCAACATTCCCCGTGGTGGTGGCGCAATCACTTGTCAGGTTATCAACCTCTACTCGGAGAACAAACGGCTTGCGCTTTGGATCGTTTTGATCCACGTCTGCTTCGTAGATGACCTTTCCGTTGTAGGTCATTGTTTGATGGGCCATCACTGGAATATGCGGAAACTGGTCGTTGGCACTTGGTTGGGCAGCGGTTGCGGTCCCCGCCAGAATGGCGAAGATGACTAGTGTGTCGAAGACGCGAGAATGCATGCTGAAAATTCCTTGTAGTGGAGCTTTTATATCGTCGCGGGCACTGCATTCTTTAGCTGATGTAGGAGTGCTACATTGCCCGCATTTCCCACAGGAGTGACCTGCATGAAACTGATCGTAGGAGCGTTGGCGGTAGCACTGTTGGCGGGGTGCGCGACCACGAACGACATTCGGAGTAACCCGCCCATCGTCAAGGTTTCTTCAAGTAAGTCCGCAAAGCTTGTCGCCGAATGCATCCGTGATGGATGGCAAGGAACTTCGTTGATTGGCGGTAGCGTAGGAGGCGTTTTACAGACTTCCGGCGAAAAATATTCGGTGATAGCGCCTAACTCAGAATCACCTTGGCATGTCGCTGACGTAACGCCGACTCCAAACGGGTCCATGGTTGCTTACCACTTCTATCGAACGTGGCAGGATCCATCGTCAAGCGTTACGGATGTCGTTAGGAACTGCTCCCGATAGTGACCATTTTTTCAAGCCGCCTCAGGGCGGTTTTTTATTGCCTGGAGAAAAGCATGGCGGCCACAGTTGCTCATTACACGCCCAGAACACGTGTTCACCTGACTAGGCAGCTCGCGAACAAATTCGGTGAAGTCCATCACTTGCTGCTGGATTCAGGGCAAGCGACGGAGGTCTTCAGAGCACTCAGCATCATCCTTGCTGGATTTCAGGAGGAAATAAAAAGGCTTGATCGACTTGGGATGCGCTTTGCAATTTATAGAAATGGCAAGAGCGCAGGGTTGAGCGAGCTCGGCTTGTCCGGAACGAGGGTTTTGAAGATCGTTCCGGTGATCTCGGGCAGCAAGAGAGCTGGGGTGCTTCAAACAGTGGTTGGAGCCGTACTGATCGCACTTGCTTACTTCAACCCCTTCGGTGCGTTTTCAGGCCCAGCGGTATCCGCGCTGTATGCCGCAGGTATTGCTTCTACCGCCGGCGGCGTTATCCAGATGCTCAGCCCGCAAGCAAAGGGGCTCTCGCAAAGCGCATCGCCCGAAAACTCCCCGTCCTACGCCTTCGGCAGCGCCAAGAACACCACGGCCAGCGGAAACCCGGTCCCGATCTGCATCGGCGAACGCCGCTGGGGCGGGATGATCATCTCGGCCTCGATCCTGGCTGAAGACAAAGCTTAATAAGCTCGTCGCACACAGACCGCCCGCGAGGCGGTTTTTTAATGCCTGGAGGAAAGCATGGGCGCAGCTCTACAGATGGACATTAGTGGCGAGAAGGGCGGCAGTAGCAAACCGAAGTCGCCGAGCGAAGCCAGCGACAGTCTGCGCTCGACCAACCTGGCAAAGCTCCTGATCGCCGTGGGCGAGGGCGAATTCGATGAAGTCCCGACCGATTACGACATCTACCTGGACAACACGCCGATCCGGGATGCCAGCGGCAACTACAACTTCCCCAACGTGAAGTGGGACTGGCGCCCGGGTTCGGTTGATCAGACCTATATCCCAGGCATCCCGGCAGTCGAGAACGAGACGTCGCTCAACATTGAGCTGCGCAGCGATTCGCCGTGGGTGCGCTCGATCACCAACACCCAGCTTTCGGCCGTGCGCATGCGTTTGGCATGGCCGGCGCTGCAACGCTCTGACGACGAGGGTAATGTTGGCGGTTATCGCATCGAGTACGCCATCGACGTGGCCACCGATGGCGGTGCCTACCAGCAGGTGTTGGTCGATGCTGTCGACGGCAAGACGACAACCCGCTACGAGCGCTCGCGCCGCATCGATCTGCCGGACGCCACTACGGGTTGGCAGATCCGCGTGCGCCGCCTGACGCCGAACCAGAACACCAACAAGATCGCCGACACCATGCTGGTGGCCGGTTATACCGAAGTCATCGACGCCAAGCTGCGCTACCCGAACACTGCGTTGCTCTACATCGAATTCGATGCCGAGCAGTTCACCAACATCCCGGCTGTCACCGTGAAGTGCAAGGCGCGGCGCTGGATGGTGCCGAGCAATTATGACCCGATCCTGCGCACGTACACCGGTACCTGGGACGGTTCGATGAAGTCGGCGTGGACCAACAACCCGGCGTGGATCACCTACGGCGTGTGCACCAACGATATGTTCGGCCTGGGCAAACGCATCAAGTCGTTCATGGTCGATAAGTGGGAGCTGTACCGAATCGCCCAATACTGCGACCAGCTGGTGCCGAACGGGCTCGGCGGCGTTGAACCGCGCTTTCAGTGTGACATGAATCTGCAGGGCAAGGCTGATGCCTGGTCACTGTTGCGCGATATCTCGGCAATTTACCGGGGCATGACGTACTGGGCGCAGGGCCAGCTGGTGATGCAAGCGGACATGCCGCGTGCGCAGGACTTCGACTACGTATTTACCCGGTCGAACGTCATCGACGGCAAATTCTCATACGGCAGCGCTTCGGCGAAAACTCGTTACACCCGGGCGCTGGTCAGCTACGACAATCCAGCGAACAACTACGACACCGACGTCATTCCGTTCGCTGACCTGGATCTTCAGCGCCGTTATGGCGACCGCCCGACCGAACTCAGTGCCATTGGCTGTACCCGAGCGTCCGAAGCCCAGCGCCGCGGTAAGTGGGCGATCCTCAGCAACAATCAGGACCGCACCGTCACCTTCAAGACTGGCATGGAAGGCGTGATTCCGCTGCCGGGGCACATCATTCCGGTGGCGGATTCGTTGCTGGCTGGTCGTGAGGTTGGCGGCCGGATCTCGGCGGCGGCAGGCCGCGTTATTACGCTCGACCGCGACACGCAAGCAAAGGCAGGTGATCGCCTGATCATTAACTTGCCGGGCGGCCGCGCCGAAGGTCGGACCGTGCAGAGCGTGAATGGCCGGGCTGTCACCGTGACCGTGGCCTACAGCGAACCGCCGGTGGCGCAGTTGCAGTGGGCACTCGATGCCGATGATCTGGCGATCCCGCTGTATCGCGTGTTGCGCACCAAGCGCACCACTGAAGGCGACTACGAGATCAGCGCGTTGCAGTTCGAGCCGAGCAAGTTTGCTTTCATCGACACTGGCGCACGCCTGGAAGAGCGCCCAATCAGCGTGATTCCGATCACCGTGGTTCCCGCGCCGGCGAGCGTGTCGCTGTCGTCGACTTCGTCGGTCGTGCAGGGGCTGGCCGTGGCCACCATGACCATCAGCTGGCCCGCCGTAAATGGCGCGGTCGGTTATGACGTGGAATGGCGCAAGGACAGTGGCAACTGGATCAAGCTCCAACGCACCGGCGGTACGAACGTGGACGTGGTCGGTATTTACGCCGGTGCCTACGTGGCCCGCGTCCGGGCTGTGAGCGCCTTCGACATCTCGTCGATCTGGCGCAACTCGATCCTGACCAATCTCAGCGGCAAGCAGGGTCTTCCGCCAGCGGTGTCATACCTCACGGCCACGCCGCTGCTGTTCGGTATCTACTTGAAATGGGGATTCCCGGCTGGCGCCGAGGACACCCAGCGCACTGAGGTCTGGTACGGGCCAACCACAGACCTTGAGGCAGCGAGCAAGCTGACGGACCTGGCTTACCCTCAGAGCGACTTCTCGATGCTTGGTCTGCGGGCTGGCGTGACCTTTTACTTCTGGGCGCGCCTGGTGGATCGGATCGGCAATATTGGTCCGTGGTATCCGGTCGGGATGGGTGTCCAGGGTCAATCGAGTGCAGACGCAGCGGCGATTCTGGAAATGATTGCCGGCGAGATTGGCCGCACGGAGCTGGGACAGGACATCCTCGATGAAATCGACAAGATCCCGGGGCTTCAGGCGCAGATCGATGCGCTGGACGGCCTCAAGGCGTATGACCCGGACGCAACCTACGAAGAGTACGACCTGGTGGTAGTCGGCAAGCGGATCTATCAGGCAACTGGTGATGTTCCGCTGAACACGCCGCCGCCTAACCCTGCTTACTGGCTCGACGTTGGCCAGACAGTGCAAACCGCCAACGGCCTGGCACAGCAGGTTGCGACCAACACCGCCGATATCACCGAGATCGACGGCGTGGTCACAGCCCAGGCAACAAGCCTGCAAGCCTTGCGCTCGGCTACTCGCGACGACGACGGCAATGGGGACGCGCTTGACGCTCTGCGCGGCTGGAACGCCACTGCCAGCTTCGCGCAGGAGGTCAAGGTACGGACATCGCAAAACAGCGCGCTCAGTCAGCGTTTGACCACTCTCGATGTTGAGGTGGGTGAGAACTCTGCCAACCTCACGACGCTCGAGCAGGTTGTCGCCACCAATGAAGAGGTGACCGCTTTCAAGATCACCCAGTTGACCGCTAGCGTGGGGGAAAACACCTCAGCTATTCAGGAGACATCCGAGGCGTTTGCAGACCTGGACGGTAATCTGAGCACCATGTGGTCGGTGAAAATGTCGGTCACCGCCAATGGCCAGTATGTCGCGGCAGGTGTTGGGCTTGGCATCGAGAACGTGGGCGGGGTGTTCCAAAGCCAGTTCCTTGTGAGCGCGGATCGGTTCGCCATCGTCAACACCATCGCCGGTGGCGCGATCTCTGTGCCGTTCGCGGTGCAGGGTGGTCAGGCATTCCTCAATTCGGCGTTCATCTTGGATGGCACCATCACCAACGCGAAAATCGGCAGTTACATCAGCTCGACCAATTACATCGCCGGCACGCAGGGTTGGATTCTCAACAAGGATGGAACGCTGGAAATCAACGGTATCGTTCCCGGTCAGGGCCGCTTGGTGATCAATTCGCTGAACGTCTCTGTCTACGACGTCAATGGTGTGCTGCGCGTCCGTCTTGGTTACTTGGGGTGATAAATGGCATATGGAATGCGGATCTGGGGCGCCGATGGCGCGCTTCAGGTCGATGAAAACTCGTTCACGATCCGCGTGGCCTTGTCGGTGCTGGTGACGTTTCCGGCGGGAGCGAGTAAAGGCAACCAGGACTTTTCTGTGCCAGGTGTCGGTCCAGGCAACGGGACCGCGATTGTTGTTCCCATTGACGCCTACGGCGACAGCCAGATGCAGTTTGAAACCGAAATGCTCAATGGGGTGGCGCGGGTCTACAACTACACGCGCACATTCGCAGCGAGCACCGTGTCGAGCGGCACGATGCGTCTGATTGTGATGAGGTGGAGCTGATGAGCTATGGACTGCAATTTACGAACAACAGCAATGTCGTCACCCTTGATTCCGAGTTTGCTCGCTTGATGGTGATCGCATCCGGCCGGTTCGCGCCGACGGAAGAGTCAGGGATGGGGTCGACCACCTACTTCGCCAGGCCGGTCACCTCGCAGGAGCCCCCCTTGGTGTTTGTTCGACCCGACACGGTGGGCGCCGTGGCTGGTCTCTGCCGGATGCGGCTTATCGGGTCGGCCGGGAATTGGGTCGGATTCTATGTTCGGGCGTATAACGCGCTCACAGCGCAGCCGAATGGCCGGTACTTTGTTGCCGCGTTTGGCGCGCAGCCGGCTTCCGTTTACGGGATGCGGCTGTGGGATGGTGGCGGAAACCTGCTGTTCGATTCCGGAACCTCTTGCGCTACTTTCACCCGGGCATTTCAGAACTGGTCCTACGTCAGGGATGACAGGGACGCCCAGGGCCTAACCCGGATCTATTACAGCGTTCCATTCGATTTCCCGCAGAACGAGTACATGTTGTTGAACACCTTCGGCATGAACATGACGTCGGGCAGCGGCATACCGCGCAATCTCTACTGCTGGTGGGATTTCCCAAATAACCAGCTCTACGCGATCACTGTCGCGGCTGCAAATCCCTACGCGTTCTTTCTGCCGGCTGTGTTCGCAAAGCTCGCCGTGTAAGCCCAATAAAGGAAGTAATTCATGAGCTGGTACAAAACCGGGTCGGTTTCTGTTGTCCAAAATTCCAACGCTGTGATCGGCGCAGGTACCGCGTTTATTGCCAATGGTCGGGTAGGGGATGCCTTTCAAGGACCGGACGGTGATTGGTATGAAGTCACCAACATTGCCAGCGACGCGGCAATGTCCATTGCGCCGAATTATCGGGGCGCCACGACATCCGCTGGATTCTACGCCCTAGCACCGATGCAGGGTTACAACAAGGACACAGCCGATGCGTTACGCGCGGCATCGTTGCAGGTGGGCGATGCGCTGGACGGCTTGGAGGAGAGCGTCACCGAGGCATCCCAATCGGCCGCAGCAGCACTGACATACAAAAATGCAGCGGCCACCTCAGAGACGAATGCCGGCAACTCGGCAAGCGCCGCTCTGATTTCGAAGAACTCAGCCGTTACCTCCGAAGGGCATGCAGCTGATTCTGCAGCTGCTGCCTTAGCCTCCAAAAATGCCGCCGCCGCATCTGAAACAAATGCCGGTGCTTCGGCCGCAGATGCTTTGTCATCGAAGAACGCAGCGGCCGTGTCGGAAACGAACGCTGCAGCGTCGGCTGCTACCGCCGCCAACCTGGGCGTAGGCAAAGGATACATCGAAGGCCTGCAGATGTCCTTTCAGAGCGCTCGAGCAATGACTGTAGGTCCTGGCGTTGCCTGTCTTCCTAGCGGGACTCGCATCGTAGTTGGCGCCGACATCGTCAAGACCGCGATAACCCTCACGGCAAGCGGGTTCACCCACGTTTACTTGTACCTTAACGCTGGCGTCCCCGATTTGGAGTTCAGCTCAGCCGCCCCGGTAAAATACAACGGGACCGCATACCAGAAGACCGGCGATGCAAGCCGTCGATACTTAGGCAGCTTGTTGGCTAACTCCTCCAGCAACATGTACAGATGGCGGCACGACGTCGCAAAAAACCGCATCACGTACACTCAGGCGGCTTCAACGACAGCCCCTTTCTTGCTGGTAACACAATGGGGGGCGACGACGTACTCCCCAGTAAGCCCAGCTCCTGTCGCTCCGGTTCAGACCGCCACCCACTTGCTAACAGTTACGAATGTCATCTCTCTGGCTTATTACTTTTTGCCAGAGCAGCAGTCATCGCCAACCGCTGGCAACTTTATGCAGGTGGTCGGCAGCCAGAGTAACGCTGTCAATAATGCACTCATCTCTCACGAGGTTGAATTAAGCCGAGAGCCAGGCCTAACTTTCAGCCAGTTCGGTGTCGCCGTGCAGGGAGGTGTTTCTGGCGCACAAATGAGTATGTTCGTCTACGGGTACACTTACGAAAGATAATCAGGGGGAATTCAGATGGGGTACGCAATTCAGGAAAGCGGCACGTATCGCGGCGTAACAGAAGACATGGAACTGTTCGAGGGAGAGACCTATTACGACGACGTGCCTCAGTGGGCCTACGACAAACTTGAAACGGATCGAGTACGCAGTGAACTTGTTTTTACTGAGGATGCTTGGCAGTTGGCGGAGATGAATCTTATCTCTGGCCAGATCACGTCAATAGAAGACGAAGATCCGACAGCTCTGCCAGGAAGCGTTGAAGACTGGCGAACCTATCGTGTGAAGGTTCGGGCCTGGAAAGAAGGCGCGCAGTTCTTTCCGGACCTGATGCATCGCCCGATACGCCCTGCATAAACAACCCGCCGCTGTAGGCCCGCCATCGAGCGGTACTATTTTCCTGTCCCCTCTCCTCGAAATGCCATATGCGCGTGTGAATGAAGATTGCTCAGTTCGCACCTAACTTAAATTTGATGTTGTTCGAAGGCCACCAAGACCAAGATGGTGGAGGCTCGTAGCAGCCAGGCTGATTCGCTGGTGTCGCATCACAGCGAACTGTATAGCCCTTTTTGCCGATTTCCCGGCCGCCTTCTCCGGTGCCACGCTCACTGTACGAGGAGCAGCCACCGAGCAAAGCAGTAATCAAAAGAATCGTTTTGTATTTCATAAATGCCTCCATGCGTGGAGCGCATAGCTTACCTATTGAGTCCCGCCTAGTGCGGGCTTTTTTTCGACTGGAGAAAAGCGATGACCGTTTCTGAAAAAGACCGCGACATCCTCGCGCGCACTCTATGGGGTGAGGCCCGCGGGGAATCATTGGCTGGACTGATCGCCGCGACGTGGACCATCCGTAACCGCGTAAATGACGGCAAGGCGAAATCGTGGTGGGGGGAGGGGTATGCCGGGGTGTGCCAGAAGCCGTACCAGTTCAGTTGCTGGAACAAGACTGATCCGAACTATCAATTCCTGATTGGCGTGAAGCAGATCCCGTTCCGCGAACTGGCACAGTGTCGAGTCGTGGCCGACCAGGTGATCGATGGAAAGGTGCCTGACCCAACCGGCGGCGCCACTCACTATTACGCGATCGCCATGAAGACGTCGCCGGCGTGGGCAGCGAAGGCGAAACAGACACTGAAGCTGGGCGGGCACGTCTTCTTCAAGGATGTGCCTTGAGCCCGCTGGCGTGGAAGGTTGCCGGTGCACTGGCGCTGGTGATGCTCGGGGCTATCAGTGCCTGGACGGTTCAGGGCGTGCGATACGGTGCCCAGCTTGCCGAACAGTCGCGGTTGCACACCGACACCCTCAATCAATTGGCCATGGTCGGCGCCGCTGCGCAGAAGGCCGTTCAGGACAAACACCTGGCGCTCGAGCAGCGCCTGGCGGCCAGCGACCAATCCCATCATGAGACTTTGACCAATGCCCGAAAAGACCAGGCTCGCCTGCGCGATCGCCTTGCCACTTCTGATCTGCGGCTGTCAGTCGTCCTTGCCCAGGGTTCAGCCGGTGGCTGTTCAGTGCCTGCCACCACCGGCGCCGGCGGCGTGGTTCATGGAGCCGTTCGAGCCGAACTTGACCCAGCGCATGCTCAACGAATTGTCGCCATCAGTGACGAAGGCGACCAAGGACTGATCGCTTTGGCTGCGTGCCAGGAATATGTAAAAGGTGTCAGCGAGCATTGGCTAATTTCTGGAAATACTTCCGAATCAAAATGAGTATTGATCATTAACTAATGGCATTGGTTTGTTTATACCCTAGAAGCGCAAGGACGGGGCTGGCTATCGGGGTGACTACGGTCACCGCGCTTGCAACTGCGTGCAAGGCGTCGATAAGTTTTTTCCCGATGGGGGTGGTGAGAGCTGACTGAAAATCTCCATCTATCATAGCGTGACCAATCGTTCGCTCAATTGCGTAAACTACGGGTATCTCTCCAGAAATCCAGTATTCGTCAAGTTTATTTATAATTGTTGCGATTGATTTGAGGCAGTATTCCATGACTTTTGGCTCTAGCGCACTTTCTCTAATTTCCTCGCATAAGCTGCGAAGATGATCTTTGATGGTGTTGAGCGTGTCTTCTGATGTTGTGCTGTATTTGGTGCTGATCATTAAGCTTGCTGCAGAAAGGTAGTTTTTTGATTCTTTGGAGATGTGGGTGGTGAAAGAGTTTATAGTTCCGTGGAAATTTTGGTTGATAAAAGCGGTTCTAACCGCTGTGGACCAGTGATGGGTCATATCCGATAAAGTAGGAAAGTCTTTTTTAAGTATGTTTACTGACTCGTCTACAAGTTGCATGGCCTCGGCATATTTTATAAGAATGTATGGTGAATGAACGTCCTTTATACCGAAAACTTCTGCCCATACTGCTCGCGAGCCAGTGTTGTCTTTATATTCAGAGACTTTGGAAATTAAGTCTTGGAGGCGCTTTGCTGGATTTCCGATTTCCATGTGATGCCCTGCTGGTATATTCATTATTGCATTTGGAGGGGGGGCTGCCGGGAGTGGCGAACGCCATAGCAGGGGTAAAATACTCCGTTTGGCGGAAAAAATAATCCGAATTGTCGACCTAGTTGAACGTTTTCGGATGCGCTATCAAGTCCGTCTAGCATCACGCGTAGCCGCTCAGTCTCACGCTGATGAAATCTCGCTGAGACGTTCAGGTAGTAAAGCTACTTGTGCAGACTTGCCGATTCTCAAGATTTTCCCGAAGACTACCCATCGATTCATCCTGCTGTCTGATGACTTCGGCGTGAATCTCAACCAGCTCGACGTTGCTGAGCCTGGCGCAGTTGCAGGGTTGGTTCCTGCACTTCTTTTTCGTACATGCGCAATTAATGCCGGCATGTCTCAAGCGGCGTGGGGCTGCCGAGCCAGTCGTCGGTGTCTTCGATTTCGTAGCGGCCCATCATTGCGCCTTACTAGTGCTGTTTGGATATACAGTAATGGAGGCGAGAGTTTTCGGCGAGGACCGCGCGACGAAATGTTTTCACTCCGGCGTCATCATGACGGCGAGCGTCATCTTGATGAATTCCTCGTTTCGGTCGATCGCTTCCAGGGCGCCGCGCACGTTTTCGGCAACCTCGGATGCACCGCGTTGCTCGACCCAGTTGCTGAGTTCCATGATGGCGGCCTCAAGGGCGAGCTGGTTTTCGTTGATTTTGAATAGCAGGGAAGGGAGCAGGTCTGAATTCGGCATGACTGGATCCTCGGTTATGAGGTCAGCGTAGCACCGTGTTACATGAAGGTTTTTTAACGGTCGGCAGGACGCCGAAAGAGGTGGATCGGACGCCTAGTTATGGAACACTTCCAAAAT